CCCCGATAGGCAAGAGTTTCAATCAATGCGACCGTCTGTTCAATGGGAACATTGGCCGAAGCCGCTGCGGTACCTGCATTCCGGATAGCCTTTGCCTGGCTTGCGATATTGGCGGAACCTGCCTGGGAGCCGGCAGCCAATACATTGGTAAACCGTCCAGCCTGGTCTGCTGCTGCCCCATATTGGTTGAGTGATAAAGTAAGTGAATCAACCGCTTCGTTCAGGGTGATGTCTTTGGCTGCCGCCTGCAATCGCATGGCTTCCTCCGTAACAGCCTTGAGCGCCTCCTTGTCTCCCAGCAGTTCCGGTTTGGCCGAACCGACCAGCATGAACGCATCCAGGATTTCGGCTGCCGACTGGCGGACACGCAAGCCCTCTTTTGTCATGGTGGTGGAAAGCGTCTTGGCCTGCCCGGTCAACCAGGCAATGCTGTCATCATCAAGTCCGGTCAAGGCTTTCAGCCCGGCCTGGGACTCCTCCAACTTGTTGCGTTCATCTCTGATGGCGCGCAAGGCAAGGGTAAAACCGGTAAGGAAACCTATTACGGACAAGATAACTCCACCGAAACGGTTGAACCAGTCCACCATACTGCCAATACTGACAGTCGCTTTCTTGGTTTCGGTGGTGATGCCTTTTATCTCCTGGCGATGCTGTTTTAAAATCCCCTGAAGATGCTGTATCTTCGCCATGGTGCGGTTGTATTCCTCAGAGCCGCGTGTCATTTCCTTAATGTCACGCTGTAGGCGTTTCATCTCCAAATCAATGGAATTGATGTCATTCTTAATTTCCTTGCCATCGATGTACAAGTAGACACCTCTTTTGACAGTCTTGTCACTTTTTGCCATAACGTTTTTCGATTGTTATTTTATCAAACTTCTGAAGCACATTCTTGAGTGCCTGGTCACCGTAATACTCCCCGGATAAATCAGCCAGTGATTCGATGTTATCCACAATGGGAGGGTCTAACCAGGGTAGGGGACTTCGCCGGATAACGGCATAGTGTTCATCAACGGTACGCATGCGCCGGATGCGATATTCAGAAACACGTAGAGAACGCAGTTCCTGACGTCTTTTCTTATCGCTCCATGCCGAATGTCCCTTCATTATAATTCCGTTCTTGACGATATATCCACGCCCGGCGCCATATTCCCGGTACGCACCATACCGGGCAAAGCGGAAACCCAGACCGACATAAGCCGGTCCACCTTCACGGTCTTTCAGCCAACGGGATTGCAGTTCCCTACGCAATCTGCCGGTTGCATGTGTCCGTTGTAGAATATTTACGGAGGTATTCCTGACTTTCCACGTCCAGTTCTCAACTCCTCGATTGAATTTCTCGGAGGTCATTAAACTCTTTTCTTCAGTTATTGCCATAAAAAAGCCTTTAGTTCCGGACACAAAACTAAAGGCTGAAAAGAGTGGAAAAAAGGACAAGAATTCAGCGGACAGAGAACTTGAAATCATTGATCCGGTTCAGCCATCCTTTCCGGAATACAAGCTGCGACGGGTCCCTTTTGCAGATTTCTTCAATAAACCGGATTCTGTCTGCCTTGATAGCTTCGAACAGCTGCCGTTGGTTGGCCAGATTGATACTTGCAACCGTCTGAGGTCCTACGATACCGTCTACATTGATTTGCAGGAGTTGTTGTACCCTTGTGATACCGGGACGTCCGGAGGCCCACACCCAATCCACACAGATGTTCGCAATGGACTGGTTGTGTATGAAGTCCGCTTGGTAACGGTCCCAATAATACTTCTTGAAAACATGAAAGACGTCATCCGGAGTAATCATGCGTAAATCGTCCGCATCAATGTCTCCGTCACCATCCTTGTCATAACCACATGCTTTCCACGTAGACAAGGTTATCCCCATATTGGTTTTGCCGCCTTTGTCATTTTTGTGGTCACTCCATCCGCCTTCCCATTTGCGGATGATCTTGAATAAGATTTCTGCTTTTGCCATAAATAAAGTTCGTTTGTATTATCATTCTACATATTCAGACAGCGGTTTATAAGACGTGCTAAAGTTCTTCCAGCCGTTTGCCGCCCTATATGCTTCCACAAGGTCGTCAGGGACATAAAAAGAGCCACTCCACCCATCCGGTAACGTCCATCCGGCATAGGAAGGGACTTTGCCGGCACGGATGATAAACACCTCAAGCGCTGTGCAGTTGTTGAACGCGTTCTGAAGGAATGTGGTAACGCCGGTACCAATATCCACCTTCCTCAATGAGGCACAATACCTGAATCCTCCTATGGAGGTTACAGAATCCGGAATCACAATCTCCTCCAATCCCGTGGCGGCAAAGTCATTGAGTGAAATGACACCTTCAGGTATAGTGACATTCCTCAATGCATTGCAGTCGCTGAAACATCCTCCGCCCAAAGAGGTGAGCGAATCCGGAAGGTGTACCGTCTCCAGGGACGTATTCCCCTGACAGACCTGGGATTTCAGCCCGGTCAGATGGTCAGGGAAGGATATGCTCCTCAAAGCCGTACATTTGGAAAACGCATAGGCATCGATGTTCTGCAGGCCCGTGAAAAGCTTGAGTTCATCGAAACTCTGTATTTCCGTATTGCCGGAGAAACTGTATCTGTTGATTGTCGTGGCGGCCTGGGCTTCGGACAGACTGAGTTCCCCGTCACCGTCCTTGTCCCATATCGACACGCAGATACGTTTCACTTCAGGGTCTGCGAACTGAATAATACCACCATAGCTGATGCCGGCAGACACAATCCCACTTTCAGTGTCATCCGTGGCTATCTGTGCATAGATTGTTTTCTCTCCATATCCTTCGGAAAGAGTGAAATCCACCGTGTCACCGGTCCAGCCGACCCATGCGACGGAAGCGAGGTCCGCCGATTCCGCCATGCGGTAGCGGGCCGGTTGACCTGCATAATCGAACCTGACCGATACTCCACGTCCCGCCGTGATTGCCGAACCCGAATTTATGACAATGCCGTCAAGCCGGATGTCCAGGTCTGCAACAGAAGTGTCCTTGTAAATGCCCATGTACGGGCCTGCGCGGTACACGCTCTTATACCAATTTTTGTACCCCCTCATGTCATATGCAGACCTGCCGACAGCTCCGGCACTCACAAGAAGGCTGTCGTAATTGGGCTGGTAATTGTCATTGGCACTGTCAGCCACTTTCAGCGCCCCGTCTATGTATTCATAATCTGTATGCGCCTTCAGGAACACATTCCCGTCTCCGCCGGTGAACATGACCGGAACCTTATCTGTACCAACCTCTGTTATGATTACATTGTCATCCATAAAATACCTGGCCAGCGTATAATCCGTATTGAAGGAGCCCAGTGAATAAGCCTTAATCACATTGTTATAAATGTACATACCTATTTCATCTACCACTCCGTCGCCGTCAAGGTCTATATGCTCATCCTCTGAACTCTTCCACAAGGCGGAAACGAACGCACCCGAATAACGGGCCGCCTCCATCACGTTGTTGTAGATGCGCACCTCGCCAAGCAACGGGCCGCAGAACGCTATCGGCCCGTTACATTTCAGCAGCCTGCAGTTGTACAGCCTGCCGTCGAACACGGAGGAACTGGCGTAGTTCTGCCCGCCCTGTTTGCTTGCCCCACTGCCAGTAGTATTCACATAGCAGATATCCACATTGATGGCATTGTTCACCTGAAAACTATCAAGCCCAGTATTAATGAAGTTGACACGATACAATCGAAGATGGTCAAGTAGATGTGCATAATACTCCACTTCCTGCCCTTGACCGTTCGTACCTTTAAGTTTACCGCTACCGTAATAGCCGAGATAGACACCTTCTCCGGCTGTGTTCTGGATTGTACAATGATGGATACGTAGATTGTCAAGCACCCAATTGCCACGCCAGAACCAGGGGACATCGGGGTCAGGGTCCGTCTTGGCCATGATGCCGGCGAATCCCGTACCGTCTATGTCAATGCCGAACATTTCTATGTCGCCCGCACCGCCGGAAACAAAAATGCACGTATTGATTGCAGCGTCATCCGACGATGGATGGAATCTGATTCCCGTGCGGTTGTACCCGTACCCGTCCAATACGACATTACGCATGTTGTCACCGAAGGTGACGGCGCCGAACGACATCCAAGGCCAGTCGAAAACACCTTCTTCATCGTGCGTGATGACCAGGGGACTCTCATACGTAAAGTTGGGCGTTCCGTTCTCCGATGAGACACCGGGGGATACATTTCCCTTTATACGCATACGCATCGGGTAGACTGCGCCGTTTTCCCTCCGGATGCAAAGAGTCGTGCCTGCCGGAAGAACGGACAGGTCTATGAGGTCGTAGCCCGCCGTGTCCGATGACCCGTGGGGAGCAGTCCATTCGGCATAATTCAATCCGCTGCCATCCACATCACGCCACAGATGCATCTCATACTGCTTCTCGGCTTGAACGGTGATGGTTTCATAACCCTGCGTAGTGTCGGCAGGCCTCGGGCAAAGAGCAGGAACTACCGTTATGAGCTTGTCTATTCTCTTGCTGGAAGTCACCCCTGTTGCCGTGTCAGTAACATCAACTTCCACATCGTATATTCCGCGGTCAGACGCGTTGTCAAAGGAAGATGTAAACGCGACGGTCCCGTCAGACATCGGGCGCCCGGTAATTTCGGTCAGAGTCTTGACCGGAGACGAATCCTCGTTCTCGCGATACACCTTTACGACCATTGTACTGGCACCTGAGTAGCCGTGCTCCGGGGAAACAGTGACGACGAACAGTTCTCCCACCCGCACGACCTCACTGGCCGATACGGTAAAGTATGGCAGCACTTGCGGCAACATTGCATAGATTCTTTTTGAAACGGCTGTCTCAGTCAAATTATTACGCGCTATGAATTTTTGAACAAGTTCCCCTCCGTCTGATATCGCAATAGACTTGCTGTCTTTCTGCTTTACAAGATTGCCGGCCGTTGCCACCGTGCTACCGCTTCCGTCCTGCGTCTGCCATTCCGAGGTTTGTCCCCACCTGGTTTCAGCGTCAATTTGAATTGTATCTCTGCCTGCCACCGGGAAATAATTGTCTGCCTTCACCGATGCCTTGACACGCCCTATCCGAACTCTCAATATATCACTATAATTCTCTGCCATGCCTACACAATATTAATATCATACAATTCATCCGATACATACTCTCCATCCCCATCAACAATCGGTACCGGCGAAAACAGGCCATAGCGTCCTATCGCCAGGTACCTGTCCGCAGAACCTATAATCGAGAACATCGGCATCCGATTCCTGTCCAATGTCTTGGACTCCAGCAGCAGCGTGTCTCCAGCCATGCTGCTGTATTGAGCCGCATCGCTGAATGCCGATTCGTCTTCCATATTATAGCCGGTGTAACCCGGAACAATGGCCGTCTCGTCGATTGCAGAACCATGCCTGTTGTAGCATCCGCGACTGTTGACGGATACTGACTTTAGTTTATAAGACAAGTCCATATCAGGCACATAGGCATCGTTTGCAGGATTACCGCCATCCAATGCGGAAGTGATCATCAGATTATCATCAAGAGCGTCCGCATCCACACCGTCGGACACGAGCACGGAATGCAGCTCGTAGCCGAGCTCCTGGAGCTGCCAGAAGCGGCAACCGCGGTCTGCGTTGATTTCCACGCCACCCCCGGCTCCTTCCGTGTTGAACACACGCAGAAGGCTGCCATAGGTAATGTCGTCATGCAGCTTGTACTGGAATATGTTGTAGTCCGACACAAGTTCGCCCACATTGTCGAAAGCGAAACCGTATATGAAGTGCACCGCATGCCCGGCATCCACAACCACGTTATTGGATATCTCCAGCCTGTTGATTGTGCCCCAACGCGTACAATACTGCTGCCCGTTGTTACCGGACATGTAGAAGGTATTGTTGTTCAATTCCATATCCCGTATAGGGCACAAACCGATAACTGCCTGTGCCCATGTATTGATGGAACCGGTATTCGACAGCATCCCCACGAAGAGGTTGGATTCCAGGGCCAGCACGGACATCGGGGTGGACGAGTTGAAGTTGAGGGCCATGCTGCCACCGTCACGGAAGGTGTTGCGGCGGATGTATGCCTTGTCCACATTGTTTATGCTGGAGAAGCTGTAGCGGTTGTCCCCAGAGAACCGGTTGTCCTCCATGACCAGCACCCTGCCGGTACTGAATGTCACAGCCGTAGGATAGCCGGTACCATGAGGCGCCATGGCAAAATCATTGTTCAGGACTGAAAGGAGGGTGCAATTGTCGACATTGACAACGGGACCACGGGCGTTCACGAATGAAGAACCATTGACGGTCACGTTCTCGGTGTCAATGAATATCAGGGAATTGGAGGACATGACCTCTTCGTCCGTCATGGACCTGCCGTTGAAGGTGCATCCTCCGACAAAAAAGTTCCTGGCGTACCGTGATGTACTGCCGGTAAATGATACGGCACCCACGGCATCCGGAATCTGATGCCCCACATAGTTGGAATAGTCCTCAAAACGGACGTTCCTGACAACCACGTTGTCCACACCGGAGAACGAGAGGCATCCCAGGGCATTACCGTCCAGGGTCAATACGGAGCCTCCGTCAATTGTCAGCGTGTACATGCCGCGCTGGTTCCAATCGGCAAGCTCGGCAAGATAATGGCCTTCCTTTCTCTTTTCCCTGGCAACCTTGATGCAGGTTATCTCCACATTCCGGGTCAGACCGTCAGGGTATGTCGCCCGAACCGCGTTCAGCGCATCCTGAGTACTGGAATAGTAATAGCCGGGAAGGTCGCTGCGGACAAGGAAACCGTCGCCAACAGAAGCGGCCAGCAGGTCCAGTATGCCGACAAAGATGCGTCCGACACGTTCGGCGGTATTCTCACCCTTTTGGGTAGCACCACGCACCTGCCCGGAAAGAGTCTGCAGAACCTCTATGGAATCACCGCCCTCGACAATTTCAAACTCAACTCCGGATTGTTTCAGCAGGTTCAGGATGCCGACAAAGGCACGTCCGACACGTTCGGCGGTATTCTTACTGTCCTCGGTAGCACTGCGTACCTGTGCCGCCAGTTCCTTCAATGTCCCAAGCGTATCGTATCCTTCGGAAGGCTCGAATGAAACTTCGGATTCTTCCATGAGGGTAAGGATGCCCACAAAGAGACGCCCGACACGTTCAGCCGTATTCTCACCTTTTCGGGTGGCACCACGCACTTGTGCCGCCAGCTCCTTCAATGTTGTAAGTGTATCAGACATACTGTATCATAAAAATGCATTCCGGCAGTTCAAAGCTTTATAAGGTTCGGACAGACTAACAGCCGCAACCACGCCGTAGAGCTGGTTATCATTGTTCACCACATAGTCCGCTTCCACCTCTTCGAGTGAAAAGGCAAGCCATTGGCGGTTCTTACGTTTGTCTTCGAGTACCCGGTTGAGCAGCTCATCAAGAATGCGCTCGCACTTGTCAAGGGCAGCCTCTATCTGCTCATAGTCGGAGGTGTCGGACACATGCTCCACAATGAAGAGCAGGTAATCGCGGTCTTTCCGGTATGCACCCGGATTACCGCCGTAACCGAATCCTGAGCCACGGTCCACAATCACTGCCGGATAGTGGAGCACGCTGTCCAGTGCCGTATGCTTCTCCCGTTCTGATGAGAGGAAGTGTACCTCATCATTCTCCTTGTGTCGTATATCGACATGCCTTTCAGCCAAGTTCTCTATGTATTCCGAAAAAGTCATTTCTTCTGTTTTTGGGTATCACGTATCCTTTTGTTAAGCAGGCGGAATGCCGTAGCCACCGGCATCGCCTGATACTTCTCCATTACCGCCACATCATCGCCAACAAAAGCATCAAAGATGTCAAGCCAGTTGACTGTCGCTGCTGCAGGCTTTTTATTCTTATTAGCATCCGGTTCCGGCTCATCATTGAGGGGGAACAGGAATGGGAAAGCCTTGGAAAGCCATCTCTTGATGAAAACGTAGTTCAGAAATATGGCATACTTGACATGTTTGTCAAGCTTCGCTATCTCTGTCAAGCGTTTCTGTAACAGTAATGGTTTCTGCCTGCTAAATAAGCCGTTTTTCCCACCTGACGGTAGGACAATGTATTCGTTGTCCTTCAGATAGAGCATCGACACGAAAGCATCCAGTGAGGAATCCTTGCCGTCACGCGCATAGCGGTTGAAAGCCGTGTCCACGTGCATGAAGTGCTCGAAACACATCCCCTTCAGGCGGTCACCCGGCGCTTTCAGCCCGGAGACGGCAGGAAGGATAAAGCGGTCCATCCGGACACGGCAGTCGCTGATGAACTCCACCAGTTCGCTCAGCTTATAACTGTAATAAGTGTCGGAACCGGTCCCGGACGGCAGGGAATAGAACTCCTTCAGGAAGGATGGTTCGTCCGTTTCCTGAAGATAAAGCCGCGACACGAGCAGGAACTGTGCCGGTGTCAGTTCCTCCCATTTCTGAGGTACCCGGCGGATTATCTCATGGCGGACACCCAAACGACGGTATGTAATGCGAAGCTCCCTCATGTCCAGAATGTGCGCTTGTTATCGTTGTCGCGGTCGAATATACGACGAGGGTCACCTTGATAGAACGCCTCGAAATTATTGCGAACGATGCGCAACAGAGCCGTCATGTACATGTCCGCATCCGCTTTCAGATTCTGAATCTGTACGGCGATACGCTCCGCATCGACGGGTCTCTTCTCCTCATTGCCCTTTTCACCCGGCTGTACAGCGGTGAAGTACAGCCCCCGGTCCGTGACGCTACCCGTCTCCATCAGCAGCCGTCTGACCGCCATTGCCACAATGTAGCGGGAGCAGGCAAGGCGCAACCGCTCCATGCTCTTCCGGGCTTCTTCGTCTTCTGGGGGATTTACCAGTCCGTCAATCAGATGCTCATACAACTTGTCACCGATGGCCGGCTGAAGGAGCATCTCCTCGGCAAACTTCAGGTGCGGCTGCAGGCGAAGGAAAACAATCCGGCTGCCATTGATAAAACAGACGTCATTGACATCCGCGGTACTGCGGACAATGGCCGATTTACGGTCCTGATAGGCCCGGGAGGACGCGAATTCCGGATATTCGGCTATATGGGCATACAGAAACTCAAGCAGCTCGTCGAGCGCATTGAACCCCTTGTTGCGCAGCGATGCCCGCAGGTTATCTTCCTGGTACTTGTACACCTGCTGGAATGATTCGCCGTTGTCGGACTTCTGACGTTGGAATCCCGCATCGGTGATACGCATGCTGATTTCATCGAAATCGTTCCAGAACGCCAGGTTCGCGTTCGCGCGTTTGCAAATCTCCAGCAGGCGGCTGTCCAGTTTCTCCCGTTCGGTTGCCCCTTCGGTATTCTGTTCCAATACATCCGGATTTGGACCGAATTCGTATATCTCGACCACTTCTCCCACCATCGCATCGCCCAATAACGGTACGAGGTATTGTCGGAAAGCATTCCGGAGCGGTGCCTCCATCATGTCAAAGGAGATGGCGGTGTTCACCTTCATCACCGCTTTCAGCTCCTTGCCGTTGTTCCATTTTTTTGCACTGAATATCATTAGCTCAATGTTTTTTTGGTACCGCTGCCGGTATCGAGGGTTACTAAAACGGTATTGCGGAAACGCAGCTCGCATTCCGGCATGCCGTTCATTTTGATATAGAGTTCTATAGGGTCCAGGATATTCTGCCGGTCAATCCACGCGTTGGCAATGTTCACAAGGAAAGCCTCACGGATATTGGAACCGCCCTGGTTGCCGGCATAGGTGCCACCGGGCATACCTGCACCGAGCACATTCGGATTCACCATCAATGCAAACAGAATTTCCGAGTTGGCGGCTGCCGACACCGGAAGGTTGTCACTGCCCTGGTATTTGTTCTCCAGCGGCTTGATTTTCCACTCCTCCTCAACCCTGCCGTTCATCTCGTTCACGGCATAATGCGAGAAGATGGGCTTCTCCGCATTGTCCGGTCCGCAAAGGTTCTGCTCCACAGAATCCATGTACTTCTGTATGGCCGCCTCACGCTCTTTGGCAGAATAGTCCTTGGACGGGTATTTCTTCTCCCAGTAGGAATACGGTATCTGTACATGCCACTTCCAGGTTATCTGGTTTTTGTAGGCTTTCTTGAGGAAATGGGGGATAAGATGGGCTATCTCCACCCATCCACAAACGTAGGCGGGCCACCAGATGGGCATGCCGTAAAGGTCGTCGTTGCTCCAGCTGTCGCGTACCGGCATGATGAAACCGTCCTTCACCTTTCCGGCAAACTTCAACACCTCAGCATGCATCTGCGGGTCGTATTCGGAGAGCACATCCAGCCTGGTGTATTGGCCCTTGTCCGGACGTTGCGGCCAATATCCGGAAATGATGCACTTGCAGGCACCATATTCGTCCACTTCGGAATAGCGGCGGTAAAGCGCATTGACCGGATTGACCCCTGCAAAAGAATTGCCGGCAGCCGACGGCACAAACTGGACGGCACCGTTGCCGAACTTCAGGTAATCCCGAAGCACCTTCTCCATGTAACGCCTCACATTCCGGGAAGCAATAAAAGTCTGTACCCGGCTATCGGTAACGGGCTTCAGTATCTCGTTACCATCATTGTCGTAACCGTTCACCGTACAAGGATATATGCCTTGCCCAAGTGTCAGGTTACGAAGAAACTTCAGGCCCGTATTGAGCACGCTGGTGTTTCCTATCTCTTCAGCCGCCTTCTGGGGGAAATCATTCTCATCTCCCCATGGACGCACCTTCACTCCGTCGATGTCTATATAGGAAACATTCGACAAGTCATATGGCGCCAGGATTCGGGTACGCTCCTTCATTTCGTTCTGGGGTGTCCCCGTCGTTTCGCCGAATATGTACGTGGACTGCATCAGCAGGGGAATACCGCTTGAATTAAACAATATGTTCATCAGAATATTATTTTCTTTTTGTTATACTCCAGTATCAGGTCAATATCCACGGGGTAGGGGTGTCCTTCCGGATTTCCCTTGCAGTCGCAGGGCTGCACGCCCCGGAGCTGGTATTCCTTCATGTTCATGCGTCCTGCACCGCAGGCGTAGGCCTGGGGCATGAAATAGACCTTGCCTTCCTTGCTGACGAACTTTATCGAAAAGATGCGCCGGCGTCCGCGTTCGTCCGTGCGGATGTCCATGTCGGCCAGAGCCAGGTTTCTGCGTATTGTCTCCATATCGTTATATCATTCAAATGTATTGTCAAATGTTCTGTCGAATATCCGCCCATAAATACCATTGTCACCGGTACGCTCGAAAGCCAGATGCAGGCGTGATGCCTGACGGAATGTAAGTGAGACATTGATTTTCTCGTTGCCGGTACGCTTGTGAGAGAAATCAATGTCAGTGGTCACCACTTCTGTCGATGTTTCCGTATTATACAGCTGCAAAGAATCAGTTGTTATCAGATCCAGTACCTTTCCGTATTGTCTGGTGTCCAGATAGCCGCTGTTTGCCGTACGGCTGTCAATGTATCCGGCATCTGTACGGACAGTCCTCTGCAGCAGTTCGACCGTTTCACCTTCCAGTTCGGGAGAATATTCCACCAGTCCGGTGAATGCCATTGTCTCTGGCATCCCGAATGCGTTCCGATAAATGAAGTTGGTGATATTACGGTACAGCCGTTTATCATTGATAAACCTTACCTTATCCTTCACAATTCCGTTCTCCTCCAGCATGGCATCATAGAAGAGGATGGATGTCGTACCAATGCCGGACAATGCCGCAACCCGTTCGAGGGATAAAGAAAAAGCAAGCATACCATTGGTGGCACCAAAGTCCTTGGTGACCCGTCTGTACCGTTCCTTTCCGGCATCTAAGTATGCCACCCCTATCTCCAAAGAAATCCCTTCACGTACCCTGAATGTCAAGTATTCCATTCTATCATGGGCTGTACGGATTGTGTTCTCATGTGTCAAGAAAAGCACGTCTGACGGGGATACCGATGTACGACAACGACTGTAATAAGTATTGAAACTCCTCCGGACTGTGTCCTGCTTGTCTGAAAACACAGCGGTTATGGACAATGGAGCCTGATAGTAAGAGACTACATTGCTGGACATCCCTTTCGGATTATGCAGGGAGAAGTAACTGCGAAGCATTTCCCCTATCTCATGAATCACCACGTTGCCTTTTAAGGCATAATAGCTCTCATTGAAAATCTCCGTACCTCCGGTTTCAATGCGGACATTCAACTGTTCATCCGTGATTCCTGAGATTTTTATTTCTCCGATTTCCGAGATGAAACAGTCCACTCCATCATGTATGCCGTCCACTACCATTGCCAAAGAGTTTTAGAAATGCCCAACACCAGAGACCTGTTGTACAAGTCATAGCCCGCCTTGAACTCCCAGGACTTACGTCGGTACCCTGCGGACAGTACACATCCGTAACGTCCCGCATCCATTCCCAAAACCAACGCGTTGTTGCAGACCATTGGCTGCCGGTAATCAACCACTACCGTGCGGTCAAGCAATGAATTGCGGGATATGACGTCGGTCAGCTCCACTTTCAGGTAAGGGCGTTCAATAATTGTATCAAGATAATGCTTCTCCGAGAAATAGTCGGCCAGTATAGCCGCCGTATCCACTTCTGTGGGTACCTCACGGACAATCACCTCCGGTTCCGGAATGGCAGGGCGTATCGTATCATGCCTGACCACCGTTTCCGGTACGCGGACAATGCTCCGTTTCCGGGAACCCAGCCAGTGGCCGGCCCAGCCGGAGAGAAGTGCGATAACCGCACAAAGCAACATATGGCTAACCTTCCGTCTCATCGGCCTTTTTTCTGAATTTATCCGTGACTGTCACCCACAATATTCCCACCTGCTTGATCAGCGCGTCCTTCGGCTTGCCATCAATAACCGCCAGGTTCTCCAGTATGCTTGTCACGTGCTCGACGCAGAACCAGGTCATGACGAACACCTTGACAATGGAGAAGAACAGGGTGGCCAGCAGCATGACAAAGCTTTCTTCCGTCCCGGCCTTGCTCTCCAGATAGAACGAGTGGGTGATATAGATGATGGTCAGCCAGATACACAGCTTGATGATGCAGCGTGAGAAACGGAAGCTCTCGAATCCTATTCCCTGGGCCTTGCTTGCCCGGATGCCCGTCCACATCTCGGAGACAATGGCGACGAGCATGGCCATCGCCAGGAACGGTGTAATGCCTATCCATTCGCTGACTACGGCAGTGACGGCGCTGAAGGAGATGGCCGGAAATTGCAGGTTGTACTTGAAGCTCGGAGCCACCGAAAGAAAGAACTCCTTCGGTGAATCATACCCATAGGTGGCGACGAATCTTGTGAAAAAGCGTATCATATCTCTTTTTTTGTCACAAAGATAGAACCCAACCATCCGCTCTCATAGGACAAAAAAAGCCCCTCCGTGGTTAAAGGAACGGCAACACGACCAGTCATTCCGCTTTTCGGGCCCCATTCCGTTTGCGAGCGTGCGAGCAAACGGAATGGGTGCGCCCTGCACCCGTTCCCTACAAAAGTCCTTCATCACTGAAACTGTAATAAGTGTCACCAGCTATTATCATATGGTCCATCAGGTGTATATCCAACAATTCAGCCGCTTTTCTTAACCTTTCCGTAATCTGTTTATCGTTTCCGCTCGGCTGTTTATTACCGCTTGGATGATTATGCACGGCCACAAATTGCGTTGCTCCCGTCTCCATCAATACACGCACAACCAGTCTGACATCTACAACAGTCTGATTGATACCACCGACAGAAACACGTACTTTCTTGATGAGACGGGAAGCATTATTCAGAGCCAACACCCAAAATTCCTCATTCGGCAAGTCCCACAAAAAAGGCTGCATAAGTGCGCATATATCCAGGCTGCAACGTATATCATTCTGCCCCCTATACCTGCTTTGCAGACGTTTGTATAATTCAATGGCGGCCACAGCCACCTTTTTGCGGCCGGGCGTCAATGAAGAAAACAAGCTGCCCAAGTCATATTCCCCGTCATTTTGTTCCGTTTCCGCTACAATTTTCCTATTGTTGGCAATCTCGTACAAAAGTTCGCTGTCGCTCATGTAGCGGCATGGACTATCAAATAAAGTCTCCATAATATCCGTTTTTATTAGGTAGCCCACCCGAAAGTGGGCTATTCTGTTTGTTATTCACTGATTAGAAGCTGCTCCAGTTCTTCGATTTTCGACTGTATTTTTTTCTTCATAAACTTTATGAACTCTTCCAGCAAATAACGGTTAGAAATGGTAAAGATGTCGCTATTACTGCCATAGCCCGAAGCGTCCGCAAACCGCAATTTATAGAGGGTCGTTTCAAAAGAATTGTCCTCTTTCAGCTTTCCTGCCGCTTCATCCAGCTTATCCATAGCGTTGATGAATGCGGTACGGTTACGGGAAATCTCTTTCTTCCGTTCCAGCTCGGCCAAACATTTTTCCAGCTCTTTCGTCTTGCGGTTGATTTCCTCCTGCAATTTGGCAGCCTCGTCCTTTTTAGGGGTCTTCCCCTTACCCTTGGGGGTATCGGGCTTTTCCGCTTTCTCTTGTTGCTGTTGGGGCTGCTTTTCCTGCTTGCCTGCCTCTTTCATGGTTTCTACTGCCTTAGTTACTTCCTGACCGATTGTTTTTACTTCTTTTTCCATTGTTGTAAATTTTAAAAAGTTAATAATTAATGATTTATAAATAGTGGTTAACCTACTTCTCTAACTTGTGCACCTGGCTTTCGGCAAAGAGATAGCATAAGGGGAAAAAGTCCTCTTTCGCTTCCTCTTCCCGGCCTTGTTTTTTCAGTTCCTCAATGCGCTGTTTTTCCGCTTTCGAGGTGATGGGCATTCCCCATATAAGCAGGGCTTTTTCTCCCTTGCGAACGGTGTAGCCCGCCTCTTTCCACTCCTTGAAAGTCTTTAGGTTGGTATATCCTTTGCAGGCGTAGTGAAACCGCAACAGACCGTTTACCGTGTCATCCTCATTGCCCATGTATTCGCCCATCTCCCTACGGGCAACCAAAGACTGCGACAATGTTTTCAACTGCTGCCTTTTCAGCAAGCGTGCTTCACGTTCTTTCTTTTCGTCTCTTTCCTTTTTCATAATTCTATGTATTAAGATTCTATGTATTAAAATATTACGCCTCTATAATCACATAATCCTCTACTGTCTGAAAATAGGGGTCGGCTGTTGAAAGCAATTCCCATTTTTTCCCGTTCGCATCCCGAAAAAGAATGCTCAACTCCCTAATCCCGTCAAACTTCTTCAATATTCTGTACCCCTTGAAATACTTGTTCAAGACCTCAATAGCCTGTTTGTAAGTGAATGTTTTCATAATGCTGCAATTTTTATGTTGAACCTTGAGCTTCCGGGTGTGAGCCTTTTCAAATTTGGCTGTTTCCCTGATTGGAGTTTTTTTTTTCTGCGTCGCCTGTCGCTACGCGGTATGTTTCGCCTTTTTTACGCTGCATCAAAAGGTGTTGTAAGGAGTAAGAGCAAGTTTTTCAGAAAACCGGAACGGCCTGAATACTACCCGAAGGGTGGAGATTTTTTCGGAAACGCCAGCCCGAACTTGAGCCAGCGACGTCAACATTTACCTTTGCAGCACAAAAAAGCGAAACTGCGTGGTGATAGGGGACAGAAATGAAGGGCGACAATCAGAAAAGGAAACAGCCTGAAACGCATAGTTGAAAACTATACCGCTCTACGGTCTCCACCTTAGATATTGAAACGGAAAAGACCGGGTCTACCTGCATGGATGCGGACAAACGCAAGTAGCTGCCGCTACTTACCGCTGAGACGCGCAAAATCCGTACTGGAGGAAATAGATTTGCCTGTCTGTTCCTTCAGTACGGATTTTGCGCGCGCCGTACTCTTTGTTAATGAATGTTATAAGAAATATACTCCTTTGATAATGAATACAGAATACACCTCTTTCCATCCGAATGGAAACAGAAACGGAAGTTTCTGCCGACCGCGCCCTATCCAAAAACGCAAACAAAAGCGCAAGAAGTAAGGAAATATGACAAGGAGGGTGCCCCCTCGGGCAGTCCTGTGCCCGATAGCCTGTCCTGAAGTGCAGCGATTCCCATTGCGGACGTTGCGAGTCCTGCCATAAGCATTGCGATTGTGATTGCGGATGTATGTGTATGAGGTGAATCAGATACGTGCGTCCACGAATCCGTATGCCTGCCTAAGCAGGTGCCCGTACTTCGTCCATACACGCTTATCTACCGCATCACCGAAGTGGGTGGCTTCTTCCGGAAGGATGGACTGGTTGCGTTCGCTACGCTTATCCTTGGCAAAACGCCCCTCGCGGTCCTCGATGACACGCGTATTGTTCATGGAGATGAGTGTATATTTGCATTTCGAGCCGTTGAAACGCTTCTTCGGGAACCGTTCGTCTTTCTCTGCCAGGATGGAAGCCCAGAGCAGGTACTTGTCATGCTGCGGCGGCTCCATGCCCGCATGGGTGTGCTGTTCCACCGTCCACCCGTGTTTCTCCAGACGCTCGATGGCAAGCTCGTTGTAGGACTTCTTGTTGTTGGCACGGCGTGCATCCCCGTAACGGTCACGGTAATAATGCAAGTGCTTGTTGATATGATTACGGTAGTAGTGACAGAACTTGTCCATCAGCGCGTTCACCATGGTGTCATCCTCTTCATCACGCTTGACGAAGAACTCGTTGATGTTGTTGTCCACCGGCTCACGTGTCAGCAGCTTCGTCACGAAGTCATAGTTGCGCTCCTGCGCCACTTCCAGGAATGAGGCGGCACTACCCCAGTCGGGTGTCAGCTCTATCGGCTGGTTGGGATTGCAGTCCAGGTCACGCCGGCTGTCATCGTTATTGGCAAGCTGCTGCCAGTTGTAGTTATGATCTTCGGCAAAGTCACGGATATAGTCGTCATTGGTTGCATTGTAATAGATATGGCGTTCATCCAATTGGTAGTAGCAGCTGTCAATCTTATCTACCATGAAGTTCAGGATCTCTATCATGAAGGAAAGCTTATCCATCACCTTGTACTGGTTCAGGATATAGTTCATGCCCACATTGGCGATGTTGTCGAAGATAGAGCCAAGGATAAAGAGCGTGCCGTCACGTGAAACGAACGGCGTGATACTTTGCCTGAGACGGACGGTCTCGTTCCAAATCTCCTTGAACAGTCCCGCATCATTCGCAATCCTTGCATCAATGAGCTGCATCTGTAACCGCACAATCCTGTTCCAGACATCAAACAGCCGGATGCCGCGTTCTTCTTCATAATACTTGGCCGGTTCAAGCAACCATTTCTGTTCGGGCGTGTACGGCATGGAGGAAAGGAAGGTGTTGCCGTGATGCTTCAGAACGGGATTCTCGGACTTGCGGCCAAAGATGTGTTCATTACCGCGGTTGGTCGGTGCCGCCTCCTGGTCGAATTTTTCTTTATCGAGCGTCAACGCTTCGTCGGTGATGTTGTAGTCCGCATTAGGACCACGGCTGTTGCCGCCCTGGGTAAGTATGTAGAGCATGTGCCCGTTGCTGAAGCTGATGCCGTATTCGAATGACATGATGTGCTCGTATGGCTTGTACCATCCCTCGATGGGACGGCGGCACACCACATAGTCACCGGTCTTGCTGACCGGGTCCCACTGCTTGTAACCGAGCATCTCCAGCATCTTGAACGCTGAAGGCAGGGTCTTAGTCAACGCCTGCCCGATGGTGGCCTGGGTGAGTGTGGTGATGCCGCGTGGCATCAGCCGGATGTTGTCATCTATCACGGCACCGGTAATGAATGATTTACCCGTTGCACGCGAGTAGATGACATATCCGTTCTTGTACGGCATCACGAGGAATGCCGCCTGCGCCGGATTGACCTGTATGACCTCTTCCCAAACGTTTTCGTCCATCGTCCTGACATATCAATAGCGTGGGAAAACAATGTAGTTCATACCCTCGGAAGAAGTCATACGGGGCATGTCCTGCCCGGTATCAGCCAGCAGTTGCGACACCTCGTCCGGCTTGAACTTGGCGGACACGGTACAGACAATCTGTGTCTTGCTGACCGATACCATATCAATATGCTTATGGTCAACCAGATAGGAAATCAAGCGTTTGTTTGTCAGTTTCTTCATGATAATCTATTTATGAGTTCATTATTTCTTCTGCCTGTACATCGTCAATAGGCGTGTACATCGAATCCACCAAAACCTTCTGCTCTTCCTGGGAAAGGTTGCGGATGGCATTCAGAGGAATATCCACCTTTTGCCCCATACTGTTGATCTGGATGTAGAATACGTTCTTCTCCATGCGTCGCGGGTCCTCGACGGAAGCCGGCTTCTCACCAATCATCTGATGCAGTACTTTCTTGGCGTTGTTCCATTGCTTGAGATCACCTTTGAGTTTGCAATCCCGGATAAGCTGAATCTGGTCCTTGATCATCCAGGCATACCAGAAGTCCCAGTCGAACTGGTGCTGTGTCTTGAACAGTTCTTTTGCCAGGGCGATGTCCTTCCTTATCTGGGTACGCGAGATACGGTATTTTGCCAGCATGATGTTGATGATGTGGCTCTCGTTCGGATAGTCATCCAAAAGGCGTGCTATCTGCAGCACCCGGTTGCACTGTACACGCAGATGCTCCGGTAGCGGACTGTTTTCCGGGTCGATGATGTGCTGCTGTATAAGGTCGTAGGATTGCTCCTCCAATGCGGCCTTGCTTTTGGATGCCGTTAGACGGTTGTTATTCATACTCAAGATACTGCTGTTGCGATTTGATGAACTTGATAAGCTCCTGCTGTGCCGGGTTGCTGCCATTGGCGGCCGACTTGATGAGTGACTCCCGGAGTTCGACCATCTGACGAAGATGGCCCCGGTAGAAAGCCGTCCGCACTTCGGTGCCCGGAGTACGGAGTTCTGCAAGAAAATCCGTCTCATCCACACCGATATTGATTGCGATCAGCCCCGGAAGGATAAGGCGGTATGCCATTTTCTCTATCTCCTCACGTTGTTCCTGAGTCAAATTCATCATTCAACATTTTAAAGTCAAAGTCAAAAATATCACTGCCGGTATGGATGATTCCGCGTTCCAGCTTCGGGTTGTGCGTGGCATTCTGACTGCCTACAACGGTAATCTTCCAGTCCTCGTTATACAGCAGCGCCACCTTCGCATGAAGCGCCAGGCAACGGTAGCAGTCCGGAAATGTAGTCACCAGATAATCGAACGGTTTGGGTGAGATGCTGCGTACACGATTATCGATCAGGAACCGTACCGATAGCAACTCATCAGTCTCAACCTTGCGATGAAGGGCGTTGATGCTATCCATAGAGATGGAATAGGTTGTCAGGAACAGATGTGCCGGACCCGTCTGCTTCAAAATATATAAAATCAGCTGGATCAGGTTAAATGCTCCAGAAGAGTAGAAATGCTTGTCCCTGCCGGGTACCAGCACCCCCATGGCGTCCGGATGCAGCAGCTTCTCCGCAACCAGGTCATGGCCGGAGGCTGCCGCATCCGTTCGGCGGATGTAGCCTGCCGGGTATCGGTCTCCCTGCATAGGGCTTACTGCGTCATCCGCCGGCATCATCTTATTCTCAATCTCGCTGCAACAGACCAACATAACCTATTGCAGTTCCGCCAAACGATATTCTATCTTTTCTACCAGTGCTTCCTGGGCAGCCACCTTCTTCTCGTATTTCACGCGTTTGGGGCAGTCCGGAAGCGGATTTTCCTTGCCGTCTTTAGGCTTGCTCTCCGAAGAGTACAACAACATGTTTTTTGCCTTGGTAATCTTGCTCTTGGCATTGGATTTCGCTTTCTTCAGTTCTTCCACGGAAAGGGAACTGATATCGGTCTCATCCTCTTCCTTTTCCGGATTTTCTTCGGGAGTATCCGCTTTTTGGTAGAGTTCGTCCAGCTGCTTGTCAGTCGGCAACTCCTTGTTCTGCTCATATTGCTGTTTGATGGCCGCTAGCAATGTCATGCGGTTGGAGAGGAAGGCTATACGGGTAACAATATCCTTGCGCTGTGCACATACAGCCGCCGTATTGGTCTCACCCTGTTCGGACAGTAACCGGTGCAGCCGTGAACGTTCATTGTAGCATTCCCGGAAATCATAGATGATTTTGGCAATGACAGGCGGATAAGCGGGCTGTTCATCCGTTTCGCGTGCCAGTTCCTTTTCCGCAATGGTAACGATGGCCGCCGCCGTTTCTTCGGGAACCGTCTCGGAACGGCCGTCATTACCGGGCACCGCATCATCCGCCAGGTCCACATCCTCAAAGCGCGGGTCATCCGGATGGTACCAGACTTTAATCATCTGCCGGATTTCGTATTCCAGCTTCTCGCGGGTATGCGGCTTTTCGCCTAATTTAGCCAACTTGGATGATACGATTGTCTTGTAACCTGATTTAGCAAGGATAGCCACACCAACATTGTATTCTCTCTTAGCAGAGTTCAGCCAGGCGATACCTTCTCTGCGGGCTTCGATATAAGCATTTGTAATTTCAGCCATGATTCTTGATATTAACGTTATACAAAGATGTTGCGAATTTTATTGCCGGGATAGGACAAAACAAAATGTCCGCCTCCCGGAAAGAATCCGGAGACGGACATAAACAGCCAACTGACCAGACGAAGAAACAAAAATCAGCCTCCGGGTGCAGCTTTCACAGTAAGAATGTCTTCCATGTCACCTTCATACACGCACTTGATGGGGGTAGCGAAGGTATAGTGAAGCGTACTTTGATTGCGTCCGCTACTGCCGGTTCCGGTGGTGGCCCCGTCTCCTGAGGCACGCATGGCACCGCGCCGCTTGTCACCCATTAGGAAGTTTGTACCGTTGTTGTCGGTCACGATGAAGAACATCTTACGGCCTTTGGTGGCATTCTCGAAACCGAATACCTTCTTCCGCATCTTGGGAGAAATGATGTTCAAGTCCATCAGTGATGACTCACCACCGGTTTCTCCCTGATCCGTAATCTTGAATTCCGCCAGGTCGTCCGTGAAATCCATCTTATAAGCACGCCTGCCTTCCTTCATGACAAGGTCTCCGACCAGTGTGCCGGCTTCTTCAAGCGAAAGCGGGGCATCCGTCTTTTTCGGATAGTCCGGCCATGTTGCCACGTCTTCATGATAGCCGAAGATAACGGACGGTACGATTCCCGCCATGTTACCCTGACTGTTGCAGTCCATTGCCTCGTTGATGTCATCAAGGGCAATACATAATTTGGGGTCTACTTCTGCCATAGTCACAGGATTTATTCAGATTTAACAACGTATGTACCCGTCACTTTCTCTACTGCACCCGCAGCAGGAGTTTTCTTCTGCACGGCAGGAGTGGTATATCCGGCAGCTTCCAGGAACTCGACGGTATATTCCTTACCACCGGGAACCGCTACATACGTGCCGGAATCACGCCAGCCCTCTTCACCCTGAATACGCCATTTGCCACCGTTGGCCTTCGCTTCATCCGGTGCAATTGTGACCTCGATATATCCGAACGGGTTGCTACCTTCAGGATCCACCGGACGGTCATTGACGCAGAACTCCGATTTATGTACCGATACGAACTGGAAGCCTATCACGTACTTGCCCGCAGCATCAAACGTATAAGGATTACCGGAGAAGAACGGCTTGATAGACTTGAAATCACTCTCTTTGTCAAAGCCGTAGCAAATGTTCCCTTTAGTGGTCAGCATGACGAACTGGCTGCCATCGGGAAGATTCGGAACACGTACCAGCTCACAACGGTTGTTGGAA